TAACTCAAGAGTTATGGGTAAAAATAACGGGAGTTGAGAAACTTAACGGTCAACCAATCTCTACACCTTTATCTATTCAAGGTGTTTCTGAGGGCGGCCGTAACGATCAAGCGGCAAGACTGGCGGGTTATTTGATAGCCAAAGGCTTAAATACAGATTTTACAGAGTTCTTTGTGCAGTCTTGGAACGAACAAAATACTCCACCTTTATCAGCAAGTGAAATATCCACAACAGTTAATTCAGTTCAAAAAACTCACGATAGAAAAAACCAACAAGCGCCTGCTTATATATCAACAACCAAAACAGTAAAAGAGCCTGTCAATCTTTTTTCTCCGCCTGGTGTGTTAAAAGACATTTACGAATACTCAGAAGAAATAGCGCACATATCTCAGCCAGCGATTAGCATGCAAGCAGCTTTGTCTTTAGGCTCGGTAGCTTTGGGCAGAATGTATAGAACCAATATGAATAACTTTTCATCTTTATTTTTTATGTGTATTGCTAAGTCTGGCCAAGGTAAAGAAAATGTTAAGACGGTCGTTGAAACTATTTTGGATCATGCTGAATATAGCGACCTTATGGCTGGAGACGGCTATACTTCAAGTGGGGCTATCTACAGCTTATTAAGATATAAGCCAACCCATATAACCGTAATGGATGAGTTTGGTAAAAGATTAGAAAGTATATCTAAGTCATCTAACTCTAACAAAGAAGATGCGTTACAAATACTTATGGAGACTTGGGGAAGATGTCATGGCGTTTTAAGACCAGATAACTATTCAATGATGACGCTAACCAATAAACAACAAAAAGAAGTATTAGATAGATCAACGATTAAACCTGCAATTACTTTGGTCGGTATGAGTGTGCCTAAAAACTTTTATGGCGCCTTATCAACAGGTCGTATTGTTGACGGATTCCTTAATAGATTTATTGTCGTTGAATCACATGTACCAAGAACTGTTGGCAAGATGGTGGCTTTTGTTGAGCCTCCGCAATCGACCTACGATTGGGTTTCGCATGTAAGACAAGTTGATAATGAAATGGAGCAAATATCCAGAGACAATGCTGAGCTAGATTTCAAACAAAGAGTATTGAAGTTTGATGATGATTCAAATGCTTTGCTGGATAGTCTGGCTTACAGGCTAGTAGACCAGCAAAACTCTTTGGAGAAAGAGGGTCTTGAAGTTTTGTTATCAAGAACCAGAGAAAAAGCCATGCGTTTAGCTTTGATTGGAGCTTTGGCAGATGATAGAAAAACAAAAGTTATTAAAGGTGATATAACTCAATGGGCAATTGATTATGTTTATTACTACGATCAAGTGCTGATTGAAAGCTGTAAAGATAAAGTTGCAGGTTCTGAAATGGAGGGGCGTATTAAACAAATACTTAGCTTTATTAGATCGCAAGGAGAATGGGGTATAAGCAAGCGTGATATTGATCGACGTGAAATATTCAGATCAATGAAGTCGTACGAAGTAAAAGAAATTATTGAACGATTAAAAAACTCGGGGGAGATACAAGAAAAAGATTTAAGAGCAAAAGGAACTGGGCGACCAACCAAACGTATTGTTGCGATTGATCCAGAATTTTTCAATGAAGATTGATAGGCTGGCTTTAAGAGAAAGTCTCAGCGATGTAGCTGTTGGCGTTGTAATAGCTTTGCCTTTATCTTTTTTTGTTCTTAACATGTGCAATTATTTTAATGCCAGCTTATTAACAACCTCTATTATTCAAACAACAGTATTTACACTTGTTGCAATTATTCGCAAGTATTGTGTTCGTATTGTATTTAAAAAAGGAGAAATCAATGGATAAGCCAAAACCAAAAATGGAAAACATCAATGATCAGAAACGCGAGGAACGTGTTGCTGGTTTTATTGAGGGCCTTTGGAATGTTAGATGTCATAAACTACCAGTCAGCTACGGCTTAGATTACTGGTGCGAATCAAAAGAAGTTTCTTTTTGGTTGGAGGTTAAATGCAGAACTTTCGGTATTACAAAGTATGACACCTTATTGCTTTCTGCCAGCAAGTTAAGGATGGGCTCGGCCTTATCTTTAGCAACCAATCAACCGTTTGTAATTGTCTATGCAATGACGGACAGCGTTTACAGCCATACTTGGAAAAGGGATCACGTATACGATGTAAGGTTTGGTACAATTGCAGAACCTATTTATGAAGAAGATTCAGAACCTTACATTCACTTTAGTAAAGATGAGTTAGAGTGTTTATCCCCTCATCCGTTAGGTTTTGATAGAGAAGAAATGGGGCTAGTAAACAATTATAAAAAAGATAAATAAAGGAGAAGAACAATGCCGATCAACTCAAGAACCAAAGGGGCGACGTTTGAAAGAGACGTTGCTAAAATATTAAACGAGTTTTTTGAATCTGAAGGTATTGACTACGTTTGTAAACGTAACCTAGACCAATATCAATCTAAAGATCTTTGCGATATCAATATTCCTCATCACGCTGTAGAGTGCAAGTTTTATAAAGAAGGGGATTGGTATCAACAGGGTTGGTGGGATCAAGTCTGTAAAGCAACAGATGGCCGTATCCCTGTTTTAATTTTTAAATACAATCGTAAACCTATTCGGGTGTGCGTACCTTTATATGCAATTAATCCAGAGTGGGACGAAGATAACGACAAGGTAACAGTTATGCCAATCGAAGAATGGTTGGAAGTGCTAAGAAATAACTGGGATCTTTATTTAATTAAGGGTTAGCTTAAATTTGCTAATCTTTGAGCAATATCCATATTAGCCATATTACCGCCTAAAAGATTTAAACTTGGCGTTGTTTGATTTTGAGCTGACAAGTTAGCAGGTTCAATTTCTGGTAGATCTAAAGCTATAGGAGACTTTGGATCAACTCCTTGATTTTCAAATTGTCTTCGCCCATATTCTGAAGTGTCTCTTAAAAAATCTGTCGGTAATTGAGTGCTTACAGCTCTTCTGATTGGCTGACCAACGCCAAGAGCTTCATACAAACTTGGCAATTGATTTTTTAGAAAAACTTTGTCTGGTATTTCTCCAGCCAGCCATTTTACAAAACCTGGCAAACCTAAAAGTCGAGATAAATTGCTTAATATTGTAAATTGCGGCAGTGCTTGTAAAGGTCTGAATATAATATTAAAAAGCAGCCCTTGAGTAAAAAGACCTCCGCCTTGAGCCGCTCTTTCTCCGCCAACAAGAAACTTAGATCTACTTGCAGCTTTCTTTAATAAGTCGTACTGAGCATCTCCAAAAGTTTCTTTTAATACTGCTTGACCATATCCATCTGGAGAAAGTATTGCTTTATAAAAGCCATCATCTTTAAATAATTTTTCAATTGCGTCGTCTCCTGGATTAACATACTGGTTAAGTATTTTTCTCATTGCCGCAGCTTGAAACTCTTTAAACTCAACTGATTCTGGTCCTAGCAATTGTTTTACGGCTGCTATGTCTTCTGAGTTACCAGATTTAAACAAAGTGTTAACTATATTTTCCGAATCAATTGTTCCGTTTTGTATTTTTTTAAAAACATCTATTTTTGCTATTTCGTCTAACTCAGACTGAGCCGCTGTTTTAAAGTTTAAATCTTCTATTACGTTATCTACGTTAGAAGTTTTAGCAAGTAAATCATCGAGCTCGTCTACAGTACCAACATTTACAATTTGATCTGCTTCTCTTAAAGATTTTACTAATTCTCTTTTACCAGTAGGCCCGAACAAAGTATCAGCAGTTGTACCATATCCTTCGATTGTATTGGCTATTTTTTTATAATCAACAATATCAGAGCCTTTCTGGACTCTAGTTACAATGTCTCTTAAAAATTCTTTTTGCAGCACACCTTTAACTTGTTCTTTGTTTTTAAATACTGGATCTTTTACGTCTATTTCTGCATCTGCCAATATTTTTCTTTGCGTATCGCTAAACTCTAAAGCGCTTCTTGTTGGAGCTTTTGATCTATCAACTCTACCAGAACCTTCAAATCTTTGTTTTCTAAATGCTGCTGTATCTACATCTAAAGTATCAAGCAATCTTTTAACATTCTCGCCGTTGTTTTTCTTTAAAACTACTTGAGTTAATATTTTATCTATATTTAGCCCGCCTGCTGCCACATCATTCAAAAGATCTTTATACAAACCTTGGTCAAACGCTTCCATGCCTTTTGAATAAAAATCATTTGCAATTCTAATAGACTGCATTTGAGCCTGTAATTTTCTAGGATCTATTTTTTTGTTTTCGGTTATATCGTCAATAACTTTGTTGTAATAATCATTCTCTCTTTGAAGTGCATCTGCTTCTTTTTTTGCTATTTGTTTTAAAGATACAAAATCAAACCTGTTTTGAATTTGATTAAAATCGTTTTTAATATTTTCTATTTCTTCAACTTTTGCTCTTCTCGCAATTTCAGTTTCTTCAAGCAAACGTCTGTTTTGTTGGTTTGCAAAAGTAGTAAGCTCAAACTCTCTGCTAACTAAATCTGTATATTTATTTTGATCTTCTATTATTTTTACCAGCTCTGTTTCTGCTTTTGTTAAAGAAGATCTTAATGCGCCTAACTCTTTTGATATTTCTTCTGGTTGATTTTGTAAAAGTTCTTTTAGAAGGTTTTGATTAGTTTGGTTTGATCGTGATGGGCTAGCAACGTCTTGTATTAGTTCGTAAATATTTTTATTAGAAACTTCATTTAAGTTTTCTATTTTTAATATATTTTTTTCTATTCCTTGTATTGATTCTTCCCTGCTTTGTTTAAAAAATTGTTGCAACTGATTAAAAGCAATATCATCCCCATCTTCTAATCTTCTTAAACTTTCATCTATAATGCTGATAAGCTTGCTTCTGTCAGTAGAACCAATAGAAGCAAACTCTTTGGAAGATTCTGTAATTCTATTAGCAGATGCTAGTCCGCTTCTTAGCTCTAGCAATTCTTTTAAACTTAAATTTGCGCTAGTTTTATCTAATAGTTTTTGCAAGTCTGCTAACTGAGCGCCAGCTTTGTCTACATTTAATTTTCCTGAAGCATCTAATGCATCTCCAGCAATAATTCTTATATATTCTTTTAAAGGGGTTGAGTCAATAAACTTTGCTTGTATGCCAAGTCCTGGACCGCCAAAAGCTTCAAAAGATAAAATATCATCTGATAGATTTCTTGGTATTTCAAAAAACTTACCAGTAGACTCATACAGTTTGCTTTGAGCGTCATACCAAGCGTTGTAACCTTGAGCTGTTAAAATTCTTATTTCTTCTCCAGCTTGAGTTGTAGCGGATTCTGCAAAAGCGTCAAAATCTCCTAACACATCATCCATCATTTTTCTGACGTTGCTGTTAGCCGTATTTAATTTTTTTTGGCTTTCTCTAAATTTTCTTGAAATTGATGCGCTGAGTTTTTTACCAGCAGCAACATCTGCGGCGCTGTCGCCAAAACCAGTTTTTATAAGATCGTCTATTTCTTTATCAAACCCAGCTGTTAAATCGTTGGTTGATCTAAAAACATTTTTAACATCCGTTGCCAAAACATTTCTTACGCCTATTTTTCTGCCTTGATACTTAGATACAGTCTCTGCAATCCCTTGCAACAAACCAGTTAAAGGACTGTCCATCGCCGCTAGTGCTACAGCACCTTTGTATCTTTTTCCTGTTTTAGAATCTACCACTCCAGTTTTAGAAATAGCAGATGCCATCTTTAAATCTTCAGCTCCTAACTTGCCTTTACTTAAAGCTTTTTGACCAAAGGTGTATTTAAGTAGTTTTCCACCTAAACCAAACAAAGCCTCTCCACCTGCGCCGATAGCTGCTTCAGTTGCTAATAGACTTGCTAGTTCGCCAGGCGTGTTGTCTTGTAATCCAGCTACGTATTCGATGCCTTCTTCAATACCTTTACCACCAGCAGCTCCAACGCCTGTACCAGCTGATATAGCACCTATTTGTTTAACGCTTACATCTTTAAGGCCAGGAAATTTTGGTTTGAGTTTGCCTCTGGTAAATATAGATCCAGCAATAGATCCAAGAATCGGTCCAACAATTCCAGAAAAATCTGCAAAATCATTTGCAGAAAAACCAGATTCATCAATAACAACGTATTTGTTTGATCTTGGATTTATTCCTAATTTTCTCAAGCCTCTAGGCGTTAAGGCTAAATCTCCTTTGCTGTTTCTGGTAAAACCATCGCCGCCAACAGATTCAGTTAAAATTATTTCTTTTTCACCTTGAGTTTCTGCTGCTCCTAGCTTAGTTCTGAGCCAAGGAGCGTTTACACCAGATTCATAATCAAATTTTTTTAAATCAGAATCTGAAGCCATTGTTCTAGCTTTATCATCAACAAATCCTCTTTCGCCAGAATTGTAATATTCTACAGCTCTATTTTTTGCATAGTTTTGGTCTTCGGTATCTACCTTAATATATCTACCATTAGGAAGTCTTACTTTTATAGCCATTATGTTATAACGTCTGATCTATCCGCAATACTTATCTCATCTTCATCAACGGGAGCCGAGCCAGTATTAAAATTTCTTTTTAACATTCTTAAATTTGGAAATACATCCATATATTCAGCTTCGTACACGTTTATTAAATTTCTTGCATCTGTAGAAGATTTGGCTAAAGTTGCCTCTGTAAGCCTTAATAGATCTATTATTTCGGCTTTACTTGATGTTGCTTTTTGAATGTTTCCTAATAAATCTTTAATTAAAGCTCTGTCTGCATCTGAAATAGTTTTTCCTTTTTCATCAAGTAAAGCTTGAACCATTCTTGCTTCAAGAAACTTACCAATATTTGCTGCTTTAGAAGCAGAATTTAAATCTAAGTCTGTTCCAGTAAAACCTTGGGCTCTTGTAACTAATCTATTCATCCAGCCTTGTAAACCAGTTGTATTATTTGTAGCTAAAAGTTGTCTTAAAGTTTTTATTTCATTAAGCATTATATTGTTGCCTTCTACATCTCCAGCTGCTTTATTGTATTCTTTTATAATTGCATTTTTATCAGTTGTTTTTAAAGCGCCTTTTTCTTTTTCCTCTCTTAGTTTCTTTAAAAATTCTTCTTGTGACAATGCTTCTGCGTCATCTGCTTTCATTACAGCATCTGAAGAATTAGCTGCTCCAATTGCAATGGCGTCTGCAAGATTGTCTGTTCCTGCGGCTGCCTTAGACATCTCGTTAAGAAAAATGCCTATATTTCTATTTTTTCTTTCTTGTCTTTTTTGTATAAAAACTTCTCTGTTTTGTTTATCTTTTAGATCATATGCTTCTAAAATAGAGTTTATAGATTCAATTTCTTTTTTTGTTTTTTCTTCGTTATTTTTTTTAACAACCTTTGGATCTTTGCTTGTTGTTGAAGATGGAGAAGATTTAGTTTGAACAGACTCTAAGGCTTCCTGTATGGATACAGGTATTTCTTCTTGAGCTAGTTCATCATTATCTAATAACAAGTCTGCTCCTACTAAACCAGTTGCCGCTCCTAATGGAGTTTTTGCAGCTTTGTAAAGTTTTCTACCAACATTTAAACTTTTAAGATAACTAGCAGCAGGCAGGCCAATTCCAGTTATGCCTAATGCTGCAATTCCGTAATCTATAGGATCTGTATAATCAAAAAGAAGACTTCCTTTTCCTCCTACTAAACCAGGTTTTTCCGCTTGGTTTATTTTATCAATCTCTCTTTGCAGTTGCGCTCTTATTTGATCTGCATTTAAACCTGTTGTATTGATTCCTAATTTAGCAGCATAATCAATAACTTCCTGTGGAATTTGTTGAGCCACATCTCCAGCTGCAAACATTCTTCGTTGTAATACATTCACTTTAAGGTCCTACTCCAAACTGGTTATAGTAATTAGAATCTGTTCCTGGAGGCGCATATCCTTGGCCTACACCTGGAACAAAACCAGCTCCGCTGGCTTGAGGTCCTGCTGGTGGTTGTGGAGTTTGATATGTCGCAGGAGCGGGAGGTACTGTGCCTCCTGTTGGAATCAAGCTTCGGTAATAATCCGCTTTTGCCTGATCTGCTGGATTTGGTTGATATTGCTGCTGTTGCGGTCTAAAAGTATTGTAAACCCCTAAACCAGCTGCAAGTGCTGCATTTCTTGGATCAACAGGTAAGCCATATGTTTTATCAACTTGGGTTTGTCCTGATTGATATGCAGGAGCAAAGCCTTGTATGTAAGATGCAGCTTGAGTTGGAGCCATTCTTGTAGCCTGTTGCTGAGCATATTGTCTGTCTAGTCTTTGCTGCTCAATTCCTCTATTAACACCTCCAAGGCCTTCTAACATACCAATATCTGCGCCTCTTAGTCGTTGTTGCGTTGCGCCTAGATCTCCTAATTGAGAACCATATCCTGCTAAGTTAGCTCCTATTCCAGCAATCCCAGTACCTACGCCAGAGATATCTCCAGCCAGCTGTCTTGCCGCAGCAGATCTGCCTTGACCCAAACCAAGCAAGTCTTGAGCATATTGTCTTTGAGCTTCAGATCCTTGCGCTCCAAAACCAGCCTCTAGCTGAGATCCCCTTTGAGCTGCTGATCTTTGATTTTGTAATTCTTGTAACGCCCTTTCTTGAGCAGTATTAAATCCGCCAGATCTAATTTTGCTTAATACGTCGCCTAGACCTCTACCTAAAGATTCTTGTCTTTCTTGCGCTGTTAACCTAGCTCTTGAACCAAACGCTGATTCCCCACCTCGAGAAATATCGGATGCCCTTTGTTGGATGTCCTGCATTTCTCCAGCTTTTAAAACGTCTTGAATTGTTTGGTTAACCACTTGTTGTTCAAATGGATTGTAGAACTGGCCTGCCATTCTTGGATCGTAACCACGTAAAGATTGACCAAGAAGCTGTCTGGCTGATGGGCCGCCAAAACCTAAACTACCAAAAAGACCGCCAAGCCCTGAACCTAATTGTTGTTCGGCTTGTCCAAAGTAAGGTTGTTGCATGCCGTAAGCAGATCTATAGCCACCTAAAGACTCATCTAATAAACCTCTTTGCGTACCTAAGTCAGATATGCCTTGTTGGATTAAACTTTGCTGCCTATCTAAAAAGGGTTGATAAGAGCCAATACCTTGTTGGGCTAACTGTCTTGCTTGTTGCTCTTGCGCTGATAATCCTGCTGTTTCTTGTAAGATGGCAGGTTGATCTAGATAAGCTTGTTGAGCGGCTCTTGTCGCTTGATTAATTAAACCTGGCGTATCAGTAGAGCCAAAATATAATTCTCTTACCGCAGGATCAGAAATAACTTCTCTTCTGTCTAAAGCCTGTAAAACAGGATTCATTGGTTCAGCCATTATATTGCCTCAAAAATATTCATTAACTCACGCATGTTTTTTACACCTTTTTCGCGTGAAGCGCTACCACCTTTAATAAGCTCGATACCAGATTTAGTTTTGTTAACGTCAAATGCGCCTGCGCCACGTGTAGCTTTAGCAGTCATTACAAACTCACCATCACTTAACATCGCGGGTATATCATCTGAAGTGCCAGTACCTGGTCCAGCGGATTCTCCGCCTTCACGCATGTCTAGTTCACCAATCGTTGTTGCCAAACCACCTTGATTAAAATATTTTCTAGCCTCACCGCCGTAAGCAAAATCTAAAGCTACAGGTGCAGGAGCTAAACCAAAGTCTGCTCTACTACCGCCTGTTCCTAAGTTTTGAGCCATTTGGTATCTGCCCAATTGATCCATTGTTACTTTAGGAGTTTCTGCTATACCACCCATTCTTTCTTTAGATGCGTCGTAAGCAAGCTTGCCAGCTAGTCCTGCAAGACCCATAAGCCCGAGGTTGCCGCCAAACATACCGCCGCCCCCGCCTTGACCTGGAGAGCCGCCAATTGGAGCTCCGCTGCCTCCATAAAAATCTTGCAATCCGCTTGCGCCACCTAGACCAACAGCATCTCCAATAGATTTTATAAATTGAGGAGTTTCACGTCCAAAAAAGCTTCCTATTCCTTGATTGCTTAAATTAGCTTGAGGTGTATTAATTATATTTCCAGATCGATCCATCACGCCCATATCAACTAACTGTTGATAATCGTAAGTGTTTCCAGCAGCATCTACATACATGCCGTCTGCACCTATTTCTAATCCCTCTGGAACTTGAGGTCCGCCAAACAGACTGCCAATACCCTTTTTTACGTTGCCAAAAAGACCAACTTTGTCTTGCCCTGGAAGTACAAACTCTTTTACGTTGCCAAATATTCCAACGCCGTCTGCACCTGGGGTAATAAATTCTTTTGCTCTAGAGAAAAAACTGCCTGTATTTGCTGGAGTTGATCCTCCTGTTGGAGTTCCCCCAAAGAGCTTGCTACCTCCGTAACTTAAAGCGCCACCCAACAAAGCTTCTTTTGTTGATAAGCCTGAAGCTTTACCAGCAACTGTTGTTAAGGCTGCTTTAGCTAAAGGGCCAACGCCAGGAATAAAATTAATTGCTATAGGAGCAACTTTTTTAACTATCTTTTTAGCTTTTTTCCAAATTTTAGATAAAAATCCAAACTCAGGTAGACCCGTTAAAGGGTTTAAATCCATACTGCCATTTCCAACTAAGAATTGATTAGGATCAATCCCGTACTTAGAAATAGATTTTTGAATTGCTTGTTTTAAAAGTGGGTTATCGCGTAAAGCTTGAGCTGGGACGATCATCTCATCTGGCGCTACGTGAGCCAAATAAGTATCTTCGTTTCTGCCTAAAGCTGCAATTCCTTCTAGTTGCTGTCTCTGTCCGTTGTTTAGCATACCTTGTTCCATATGTTATATTATCATTTTACAAGGTTATTGTAATATTTCCGTTTGTTTTTACCGAAACACTACCTAGTAAACCTTGGGCTTCGTATCCTTGAGGATTGGCGGGTGTTCCTAAATCTAAGAAATTATGCCCGTTATATACTTGCAACACTTCAGTTGTAGTATTAAAGATCAGCGTGCCAATATTAAAGTTTAATTTGTCACGTTCAGTAGTTGATAATTGCAAAGTATTATCAGGGTCTACTGATCCTAAGTTTATCTCTAAAATACGTACAAGTCTATTAAAAACATCAACAGAAGTTGTATCCCCGTAAGCTAGTGGAAGTTGAGTTTGCAGTATTTTGCTCATCTCTTACCGTCTGTCTTTACGTCTAACCTAGTCGCCCCCAATCTCCAACCAACGCTTAAATTCCCGCTGGTATCATCATCATCTGATTCAACCCTTAAAACAGCTTGTCGGCCTCTTGCTCTAATATTGCTTTGTTGTGTTGTAGAACCAATAGAGCTGGTTGCTCTTGTTGTTAAAGAATCACCTGGAAAGTTTCTTGTTTTAACAACAATATTAACTTTTCCGCTACCAGAATTAGATAAGAATTTAAAGTCTGGTATTAGTCTTCTAATAAAACTAAATTGTTCTCCATCTCCTATATCAAAGTCTGAACTTTCAATAAAAACATTTGTCATCGGCGAGCCATCATCGTCAAAGCCTACTTCTTGTTGATAAAGATAGCCGCTACTTACAGCTCTAGGAAAGTTTTCAATGCCAGAATCTAACCACGCTGTTCTGCTTAAAGAACCATACACCCAAGTTTGTTCTGTATAATTGTAAATAACATACCTATTAATTTCTCTAGAATCTGCTGAACAGTAAAACCAACCCACTTCATTTTTATCGGTAATGGTAAAAGCGTTAATTTTAAAAGATTGAGTTAAGTTAATATCTGAAAAAATATAATTTTGCACGCTGCAAGGTAGCGATTGAACTGTGCCATTGTAAGCGTAAAAATTATTGTAACTCATCCAAAATACAGCAGAAGGAGCTGTTACAGATGCTTTAGGTCCTATCAATCCTGTTCCTTCGTTAATTAAGTTAACGGCAAAAGTAAACGGAGGCCCAACAAACTGCATGCTATACAAAGCAGTATCAGTCCAAATTAATATTTCTTGACGAGATTTATTGGCTCCAATAATAGAAGATCCAGAAGATAATCTTAAAGAACCAGCGGTATTAGTAATTAAGGGTTCAAACTGTAATTCGTTTTCTTGGTCGGAAAATGCAATTAGCATGGGGTCAATTGTTCCAGACCTAGAACTACCACTAACAGGATCAGCGCCCAATACAATCAAATGCCTGTCTTTCTCAGAGGTAATAACTTGTATACCTTTGGTTGGAACAAGGTTAGCGCCAGATATTCCAGAAAGTGCAACAGCTCTAGTAGAAGTGCCATCGTTTTCTACCCATTTATAAATACCGCCATTTCTAGCATTAATAATTAAATTTTCACCAAAATGGTCATGCGACCACAATCTTAGCTGTCCTGTTTCTGATAAAGCTGTAGAAGAACCAAAAGTCCCTTCACCCCAAGAGCCTGCTCCCCAACCTGTAGATGGGACATAATCATCTAAACCCACATTTATTTGGTAAGCGCCATCTACCCCTGATCCGCCATTACCAGAATCACTTGCATTTGCAGTAACGGTATCGCCAGAAATATCTTTGGCTATAAAAGTGTAAGTATTAGCAGAAGGTACAGTTGCTATTTGATATTCTTGATTTAAAACTTCTGCTGTAATTAAACCTCCCAAAGAAGCTGCACCAGCTATTGTTACAAAATCATTTTGGACTGCACCATGAGATGAATCAGTAGCAGTTATAATTGAACTGCCGTTTGTAGCAGAAAAAGTAATTCCATTAGTTGTTGTTGCCCTAATAGGCGTAACATCATAAAAAACATTACCTTCTTGTATGTAATATTTCCAAGTTGTTCCAAGACCCAATAACTTTGTTCCGTTTAAAGAAACCCAAGCATGTAAAGCTCTGCAAGTTCCCAAAAAAGATTCAGTTGTATTTTTAACCCAGCCACCAAACTTTTCAGGCAAGCCTTTTCTAAACCTTACAAGATTAACATCAAACCAACCGCCCTCATTGCTGTAGTCAGTTCCTTCTCTGTTTATCCCTGGTTTAAATATTGTTTTCTGTAAAGCCATTTTATATATGTTCCCAAGGCTTACCCTCAAACATTAATCCTTCCGCTTCTCTTCTTCTTGTAAGACCAGCTAAAACTTTGCCCTTTGCCTTATTCCATCTTTTCATTTGCGCGGGAACTTCGTCGTATTTACCTTCATTTAAAACTCTAAGCATGCTAGATTTTTTTAAATTATTTGGTCCTAAGTTGTATGTCCAAGAAACCAAAGAATCAAATTGGGATTGATTCATCGGAACAGTTACCAATGAATTAACATAATGTTCATACTCATCATCAAGCTCACGCCATAACATAAAGTCTGCTTTTTCTTCAGTCCACCTATCACCTTCTTGTACATCTTTGGTATGGCCATATCCTATAGTCCAAACCCCCGCAGCACATTTATATGCCTCAAGCTCACAGCCTTCAAATTTTTTTATAAGCTCGAAGCCTTCGTCTGAAGTGTGCATTAATTTCCCAATACGATTGTTACAAAAGCGATTAACAAAGTTCCTATAAAACCGAAAGTTCCAAACATTGCCATTCTTAAGGTTTTGTTTAAATCGTTCATTTCTTGCTTTATCTCTGCTGTTTCTCGAAATATAGTTTTCCATCTTTCCTCACATTTTGCTTCATGAGACTTTAAATCTGATGCAACAGATTGAACTGTGGTTCTATTCGCCATCTTTTTTATCACCTGAGTTGGAAGCTCCAAAATAAAACGATATAACTGCCGATGCCAATCCACCCAAATATCCTAACACTAAATTAATTAAGGCTTCAGAATTTTGCTCGGGCGGTTGTAAGGTTACTAAAAATATATAACCCATAAATCCACCAACAACAGCAATACCCATAATTCTAGCTGTCCAATCTTTGTTAAAAGTTTTTCTAGCGTCTTGTTTTTCTACTGTTTCTAATCTAAATATATCTACATCTAGCTCTTTCATCTGAAGTTCAAAACCTTGTTCAGCTTTTTTAAGCTCTAACATTTGTTCTGGAGTAGCTTCTTGAATAGCTTTGTTAATAGACTTTGGGTCTGATTGACAGCCAAGCACACCAGCAATAACGGACGCTGCTTGACCGCCTAACGGCCCACCTAATGCAGATCCTAAAGTTGGAGCAAGCGCTCCTACTACATTTTTAATTAAACCAAATTTCATAATTACCCCGCTAATGGATTTTTATCATTCATTTTTGCTTCTATCTTATCTACTTCTTTGTTTAAAGATTGAATGTCAGCTTTAATAGTAGCTATATCTGTTTTTATTTCAGTTACATCTGGAACAGAAATGCCGTCTATTTGTTTTTCTAAATACTGTACAGACTTTTCTATACCTGCAAATCTTTCTTCAATAACTTTTTGTTTTTGTTCGGTATCACCTATACCACCTATTTGAGCTTCTAGGTTATCTAATCTGTTAACATACTGAGCGCCTTGATAGCCAAAGCCAGCAAGTGTTGTAACAATACCAACAAGAGCTATAAGTTGTGTTGTTTTATTTTCAAACCAATTCATTTCAGTCTCCTATAATGTTGGCTGTAATTTTTTTAATTCAGTCAAAGTTTTTATACTTTGTCCTGCTAGCCCATAAAAAGCCGCAGTATTATCTGAAAGGTTGCTATTAGTATAAATGCTTTTTGGTTCATACCAAAATTCTTTTTCGGGTATGTTTACTGCTCTATAACTATTAAAACCTGGTAAAAAGCCCATAACCGCTATAATAGCGTTTTCTGAACCATACTCTCCAGTTTCTTCTTGTTTAGCTGCAACTTGTTCTTGAGCTGTCTGTAAGTTTTGAGCAATAATATTTTCAACGGTAGTTTCTGAATCAGCATCAACAGATGCAATAGACATATCCATCTGATCTTGCGTTGTTTCTGTTGTTACATTAGCAACTGCTACTTCTATTGTTACCGTTTCTGTTCCTGCTGTTGTTGAGCTAAAAGAAGAGTCTGATACAGACATACTGCTCATATCAAGAACTTGATTGGTTTGAGCTGTAGATGATGCAAACTGGTCTGACATGCTGGGTGAACTACTGGTACTAAAACCAGCGGTAGATGAGTTACTTACGGCATTTCCAGTAGCTACGCTATTGCCTGTAGCATGTATAGAATTGCCAGCGTTAGTACCGCTAACACTCTGATTTGCGGTTCTTATTGTAGATGCAACCACCCTAAGAGCAACTTCTCTGCTAATTGAGCTTTCACCTTTTGTATTTTCTCTTTCAGCAACTTGAAACTCTTCTTCAAATACATCTTCTTCTATAGTCTCTTCTCTTTCTATTCTTTCTTCTTCTATTTCAGCTTCAGCCAATCTTTCTTCTATAGCTTCAAAAACTTCCTCAACGGCTTCTTCTTCAAAAATTTCCTCTATAAACTCTTCTTCTGGATCTTCTAATATTGCAACCTCTTCTTCTCTTCTGGTTTCTTCCTCAAACCATTCTTCTAATTCTTCAATAGTTTCTAACTCAATAAAAGTTTCAGGTTCTCTAAAGTCTTCTACTAAAAATGTTTCTTGAAAAATAAACTCTTCAATAATTAAATCTTCTACAGGAATAAATATTTCTTCACGCGGCATTTCAAAGTCTGGTATCAAGGGAAATGGATCTACAAACTCATCTTGACGAAACATTTCTTCAAAAATTATTTCTTCTTCAAACATAAACTCTTGTTCTTCAAAGTGCTGCTCATCAAACTCAAATACAAACTCTTCAAATATAAGTTCTTCCTCGTAGCCAAACTGCTCTTCTTCTTCGTAACCGTAATCAAATTGATCTTCTTGAAAGTAACCTACATCTTCTTGTTGCGTATAACCAGGGCAAAATGGCCCATACTGAGGATCTAAATCACATTGCTGGTCATCATAAGCATCCCAATAATAGGGGCAAGACTCATCATAAAGAGAGCTTATATTACATTGTTGGGTTAATAAAGCATCTGCATAACCGCTACAACTAGAATCATTTAAAGGATTGCTGCAATCAATACCGCTGCCAGATCCCCAACCAAACAAAGAGCCACCATTTTCTAAATTAGTATTTTTATCTGAGTTGTTCCAATCAGTATTTACACAGGTGCTAGAGTTGGTTGAGCCTGTATTACATTCATCATGGTAGTAATAAGTATAAGAGTCATCTTTGTTAGCTCCCACTTCACCAATAAGTACATCATGGTTAATAATATCTAATTCACGATAACGTAAATCAAAAGAGTGGTTGTTCCAAAGTATTATTTCAAAACTATTATCAGATGCTCTGTTGTACTCTCTAAGGTTATACCAGCCAAAAATCATCTTGCTAGAATCACCCCAAGACTTCATACGAGAATCAGAGTCTCTAATTAAATCGGTCCAGAAAGGGTATATGGTATAGGTGTGCTGCCCGTTAATAGGGTCAGGAGTATAGTCATTACAATAGCTACCACTAGAGCCAAAATGCAAACATCCATTTGTTGCCATCCTCGCTTGACTAAATGTAGAGCCATAAAAAGTAAAATTAAAAGAAAGATCAATTGCGGGAGAAATACCATCATCGGATACCTCGTACGCTAATTCACCGTTAAAGTTGTTTGCATTAGCGTTAAGATCGTAAAGTTCTTGGTTGCCTTCATATGTATACTGTCCATATACACTAAATGATAGCAGACTAGCTACTGCGTAGCATAAAATTCTTTTTTGCATTGTTTGCTTGTTTTAGTTTTTCTTGTATATATAACTTTAACTGCGCCAACAACATCTTTGTTTATTTTTTCTCTGTTGGGGTTGGAATCGTGTGTACATTTTTGTATGAATAACTTTTCTTGTTCTTTAACATCTGGTCTTTTAGATTTGTTTTCAGCCCAAGCCAAAGTTGCTTCTGCACCTATCTTGCCTCTGTAAGGACAAGGAGTGCCAGCCATCTCCATAGCCTTAAACACTCTTTCGTCTTGGCAAAGAATACTAACGCTGGCTACTTTCATACCAGTATCGTAAAGATACTTAGATAGTTTTAACCGTTCACAATTTTCATCAGTAACAGTAGCTCCTGTAGAGAAACCAAATACTTGTCCTTGGAACGCACCAGAGCGGCCTACAGTACAAAGATCTTGCGAATAAGACATAATGCTTGGAGCTATTGCAGAAGCTGGAGGAGCCTTGCTCTTGACGTTTTGATTAATGGTTTGAGTAGAATTAGATTCGTTAATATTTCGGTTCGTATTATCAGATCTAGAATTGTTTTCGTTTACGTTTCGATTGTCAGTTGTGACGTTAGAATCTGAGGTTGATTGATTAATATTGGTGTTTTGATTTGTATTAGAGCTGGTCGAAGTCGAATTATTAGTATTGTTGACATTTTGATTAACGGTTGAATTAACCGTTGAGTTAGATGTCGAGGTCGAAGTATTGACGTTGTTATTCGTATTGGTGTTATTCGAGGTCGAGCTATTTACATTCGTATTGGAATTAGTCGAAACATTCGTATTAGAATTTATATTGGTCGAATTGTTCGTGTTAGTCGATACGTTAGTGTTGCTATTCGTATTTGAATTTGTGTTGAAATTTGTGTTGGTATTTACGTTTGTATTGGAATTAGTTGTAGTCGTAGTATTTGTTGTATCTAAACTATTGTTTTCGCAATATTGCGTACCGTTGACGCAAGCTGTACCAGATTGTTGAGAGGATTGAGCGCTAACATTTACAGACAAGCCAATAACTAAAATTACTAAAAAACCAATAGCCGACCAAGCTATTAAGTTATCATGCTGTTTTTGCTCCTTGTCCATCTGGTTTATAAACTCCTAGTTCAATTAATTTAGTTCTATTATTCATATGCTCTAATTTAATTTCATGTTTGCTTTGGCCTGTATATTTAACCGCCATATATTTTTCAATCATTTGCTGGTTAATATCTATTCCATCTACTATAACTGATGCCAAAACTCTGCCAAATTTTCCTTTAGAGTCTTTTAATTGCGTCTGTAAGATGACGTGCTTGCTATTTGATATAGCGTCTTGTAAAAACTTAGCAGCTAGCTTACCTCTAGCCTTTTCGTCTTTGTCGCGAGTTCTCGACTCGGGAGTGTCAATACCGTATAAACGTACACGACACTTATGATGAATATTAAAACCGAGATCTAGATCAGCGTCAATAGTGTCACCATCAACCACCCTAGTGACTTGGCAACTATACTCATACATTATTTTTTCTTACGAGGTCGGCCTCTTTTCTTTGGAACTTTTGTATAAGCCTCATTTTTATTTGGAGTGCTGGGATCGTCAGCCACATATCTGCCATTTTTATTCCTAGCTCTAACCGTTTCCATTTCCTCTTTAAGAGGATTGGGTAGTTCTGCTGAACTAAGAGGCGTAAAAAAATGTACTACTTTTTTCCACCAAGACATGTTACTTCTTGAGTTTAGATGTAACTTTATCCCAAAGTTCAGGTTTAAATCTTTTTACAGACCAAGCCAAAACTATTGTTACTATTATTAATGATATTAATATATCCACAATTTACTCCTTTTCTTCTAAAGCTTCTTCAGCTACTTCTTTTGAAGCCTCTACAAATGCTTGATTAAAAACTTGTTGAGATGCTTTTATTTGATCTAATTGAAACATAAGATTTTTCTCTTTGTTTGCAAGATCATTTAACTGCAACTGTATGTATTGTTGTTTTTCTGAAAGTTCAACTTCTTTTGTTTTGTCACTATCTTTAGCCATCTATCTCTCCTTTTATGAATTGTTGCTAATATAAGTTTCTGCTGTTGTAATAGCTGTGGTGTAACTAGTCTTACTGCCTGAATCATCTATAACGACTTCTTGTTGTAAAATAAGTGTCAAAGCATCTACATTTCTTTGCATCATATCGTTTTTTTCTTGTTGAGTAAGATTTGCAAAATCATTTTTTGTCCAAGTTCCTGCATTAACTCCATTAATTAAATTAACAGAATCATCTGCGATTCCATACCATTTTGTTGCTGTAAAATCATTTGCCATTTTTAATCCTCTAGTGCTTCTATTCTTGACTTTAAATCGTCTATTATTGTTTGTTGTTGTTTTACAGCATTTACTAAATACCAAGTTATATTATCAGAATCAACGCTTAAACACCCATTCTCTCTTTCCTGTACAACATCAGGTAGTATTTCTTGTATTTCTTGTGCAATTACTCCAAGTTGTGTGCCTTCTTTTTCTATTGTTACTGAGTCTACAGCACGACCTGTCCAGTCTGTAATTTCATCTTTCGTTCTATACTCAAAGTTTTTAACTTGAATTTGTTTTATCTTTTCCAAACCAACATTGTTATCTACAATATTTTTCTTAATTCTTCTATCTGATGTTGTAGCCCAAGCTGATGAGTTGTTACCTTGATAGCCATTTCCACTACCTGTTCCTGCTGAAATAAAAAATGTAGCATCGCCTTTACCTGTATTTTCATATGTGGAAATCACTATGCATCTGTAAGCTGCTGAATCGTCTCCATTAGCATTAACACCTATCATAATATTTCTATCGCCTGTAGTTGTTATATCTCCTGCTTCTCTACCTATAAAAGTATTATGGACTCCACTTGTAACTACACTTCCTGCTTGATAGCCAACATAAGTACCACCATAAGCAGCGTGAGCTGCATTTCCTGCTTGTGAGCCTATAACTGTAAGTTGTGAATTAGACACACTATTACCTGTTCCTAATGCGTTATAACCGATAGCAATATTATCTTCTTGTGTTACTTGATTTTCTAAGGCTTCTCTACCAATAGCTATATTGTTTCTTGTTGCATAAACTGCTCCTGTTGCTAATGACGATGCTGCTAAAAATCCAATAGCAACATTTGAATGTGCATCTGTTGCAAGACCAAGAGCAGAAGTACCAATAGCAATATTGTGACTTCCAGTTGTAAGTGTCGTTGCTGCTCCATTACCTATAGCTACACAATCATCTCTATCACCTGCCGCATCAAAAGCTGTGTGTCCAATAGCAACATTTCCATCACCAGTTAATCCACTTCCTGTGTTATAACCAATCATTACATTATTTGCTACACCTGCACCTGCTGCTCCTAGTGAGTCTGTTCCGATGGCAATATTAAAACTTCCAGTTGTAAGGGTGTCTGCTGCATCGAAACCGATGGCAACATTAGAATCGCCTGAAGTTAAAGATGAAAAAACATCTACACCCAAACCAACATTATAATTAGCACCACTAATCGTGCCTGTAGTAGCATCGCCAAGCATAATGGAGGAAGTACCAAATGTTTTGGCATCTGATAAATCATTAATAGAACTTGCTCCACTTGCAGCATCTTCCCAAGCTACACCACTTCCTGTTGAGGTAAGCACTTGTCCATCACTACCTTGTCCACCATTTACTTTAAAGTTTTCAGAATCTACAAGACCTGCAAAAAAACTTTTATATTTTAAACTAGCTGTACCTAGGTCAATATCGTTATCTGTTACTGGAGAGATTGAACCATCTGCCATAGTGAACTGAGCAGTACCACCTGCACTAAACGACATTACATCTGCTGCACTAAAGAATAATCCTGCGTTGACATCGCCTGTATTACTAATACTAGGTGCTCCTGCTGAACCATCTGCAAAAGTAGCCTGTCCTGAAACATCTAAAGTTCCATTAATATCTATAGCTGTTGCAGTTAAATCTATTTCGTCTGTTGCACCTAAACTTAGTACAGTTGCACTTGAGCCTTGTACAAATTGACTAGCATCATTAAAACAAAGTTTATTAGTTGAATTTAATGTTAATCCTGTTCCATCTGTATGAGTAAGAGTGGTATCTCCATCTGCTCCAAAAGTTACAACTGCTGAGTCAGAACTAAAAGTGAGATCATCAGTTATAGTTAAATCATCTTGTACTTTTAAATCTACAACACTAAGACTGGCAAAAGCATCAACAACTGCTGCTCCACTACCTGCTCCATCTAAATAAACTGCTTTTGTATCGCCTGGAGGTATTGTTACATTGGCTCCAGAGCCTTGAGAAATAATAATATTTTGAGATCCACTTGTTCCATTTTCTATAAAGTGCATTCTGTTTACAGTATTGGGAGCTATGGTAATGGTGCAAGCTGAATCTAAAGTGCCTGTATATTTAACATACATAGCCCTAACTGGATCAGTTGCTCCATCTGCAATAGTTGAAGTATGAGTATCAGCGTTGGTAGTTATAGCTTCTGTTCCATAACCCAAAGCTTCGCCGATTAATTCTAAATTTGTATTGGTTGTTGTACCCCAAGTACCCGAACCATCTCCTGTGGCCATCTCATTTAGTCTGAGATCATTTACATATGTGCTTGCCATTATTTACCTCTTATTTTTACGCAACTGCCTCCCAATTGGGAGTTTGAGTGTCTGTTATAGTAGTATAGTTTGGAGTTTGGCTTTCATCAATACGTGACCATATCAAAACTGTTCCTACTGATCCTGTAGCGCTTTGTCCAGTTGGATAAACGTTTGCTGCTGCATCTGTGGTAACTGTTCCCAAAGATCCAGTTGCAGCATTTAGTGTAACAGATAAATTGTTGTTTGAAACGGTTGTTGCAGTTCCAAGAGCGGATGTCCCAGCTTGTCCTGTAGGTGTTACGTTGGCTTCACCATCTACTTCAACCGATACAGAACCTAATGTTCCTACAAGTCCTGCTACAGAAGCTATTGCTTGAGCATTTACTCCAGCTTGAGGAGCTCCTGTTGTTCCTACTTGAGATGCGGGTGTTACATTTGCTTCTGCATCAACCGCAACTGTACCTAAAGCAGATGTTCCTGCTCCTGGAGCTGTAAGCGTAACTGGAAGTGGCTCGCCCCACGTAAGTTGACCCCACGTGCCCCGACCCCAACCTGTTATATTAGCCATTTAAGGCTAGGCGATTCTTATAATCGCTGTACTGGCTGCTGCCGCTGGGAATACAATTGTAAAGTCTCCTGCTGTTGATGTTTTGTCTCCACCAAAGTCAATACAAGCAACTGATTTATTGCTGTCGCTAGAGTTGTAAATCATACAACCTCTAGCAGTAACTGTAGCGGTTCCAAACGTTAAATCTGCAAAATCAGTAAAACCTGTTGTTCCTGATGAGGTTGGGTCTACTCTTGTTAAATTTGCTCCACCAGAAGTATAGTTAGTTCCAGTTGCTTGTCCAGTTGTAACAAATGCTGTTGTTGCAGCACCAATTGTTGCCGAGCTAGTATAAAGAGCTAGTTTAAAAGTGTCCCCACCAGAATTTTTAAAGTTGTGGACAGCCTCTAATAATTCTTTTTTAAAGCTGGTTGTTAATGTTGATGTAATTGCCATTTCAAATACCTTTGATTATTTTTGCCAAATCTTCAGCATCTCCTTGAGTTAATTCTTGAATCAAAGATGCTTTATAAGATTTTATAGCATTTTGAATATATATCAAACAAACTTTATAAATTAAATCTTTGTAAGCTCTAGCCTGGTCTTTTATATGTTGTTCATTTTCATCAGAATAGCCAACTATTTTTTCAGTTAATTGTTTAGCCCAAAACTCGGGGGGATGGCCTCCAAAATTTGTTGTTGCTATTTCTACCACTCCAAGCTCTGGCAATCCACCAGGCGTTAACTTATCTACCATTTTTTAGGCTCCCTTAAATGCTCATCATTTCTACCAATTAAAGTTGGTTCAAACTGATGTTTGTTTGTAATTTTTTCGCTAGATTTTTTTGCAATTAATTTATTTTTTTCTTGAACTACAATCATTGGATCATCTAAACGATGATAGCCATATAACTTTTCATCATCAGGAACGTTCGTATCTAATAATCCGCTAGATCCTGCAATACCAATTTGTATACCCAAATCGCTTGCTTTGGCTAACCAATACTCTACACATGCTCTTCCAGATTCTGCAAAGTGTAAATTTCCTTTATAGCTAAAATCTACACCATACATATTTATCTGGCCTACATTATTCCAAACAGCAAAAGCTACTGCATAAGCAACTGTATTATTTAGATAGTGACAATTTAAAGAGGCTAAAACTTCGTTAATTGGATATTCTACTAAGTTATCGCAACGCTCGTCTAGCTCGCAAGTGTAGATAGGTTTATTGCCATTTTCTAAAACATCAAGCATTCCACTTGTTTGATTTCCTGCATTCTCAGTATCATAAAAACGACTAGCAGGATCCATCATAAAAACTCTATCGTGGAATATAACAGATGCTACTGAATTAATAGCCCAAACCTCATCAAAATAAGTGCCGTGTGATTTTGCTAAATTGTAATCAAACCAACTGTTTCCTAAAGCTACAATAGCTACGGTAGCGCCTTTTAGCTCTTGAATTGGCTCCATATCTTCTCCATTTTAAATTTAACTAATTTGACTTCTTAAAGAATCATATCTGTATTCGTCTTTTCTGCCTCTTGCTTCCGCTAAATTTTTTAATCTAGCCACCTCTTGATTAAATCTAGTTTCGTATAAAGTAATTAGCTCTGGCTCACCTTTCATAAATGTGTAGGCTTCAATTAAACTACCGTAAAGCAAAGCATTTTTTGCATTTTGAGAAAGCCAAGTACCTGTTGTTGAAGAAGTTAAGCTTGATGGCTTATATAGATAATGTAGCTCAACCGAATAATCAGCATCTGGGACTGGAGAAACAATTAAAGTAGATCCATTACTAGAAGCCGTAGAAAGTTCTTTATCAAAATCTGCATAATATAAAGGCCTTCCTCTTTCTGAGCTTGTTGAAGCATCGTTAGAATACTCCCGCATAAAACTAGGATGTTTTTTATCTAGATAATGATAATCGCTGCTGCTGTCTATAATAGCTAAAGAAAAACTCATTTTAAAATCAGACGGAGCTGTTAAGTAAGTATTTCCAGTTGTTAAATTTCCTGTTACGTTTTTTCTAAAAAAATCAAATTGAATTAACTCAAAAAGTCTTTCCTCTGCAATTTCAATCATATCGTTTAACGTAGCAACAAAAGTTGTTTCGTCGTTTTCAACGTAATTTTGTATAAGAGTTTTTAGTTCGGTTAAAGTCATACTGTTATTGTAACTGCTCCAACACTTGCTGTCATTTCAGTTACTGTAAAATTTGATCCAACGTTTGCTGGGTTCATAAAATTATTATCCACGACAACTATAAACCCTTCACCTAATTCTTTGTCATTATTTGGTCTTGGGTCATATAAAGCTTGAGGATCTGAAGGTGCGGTATGCGGGTTTAATTGCGGATGTTTAGATTCAAAACATTCTGGGCAAGTTTTTAAACCATTCCATTCTTTTTTAAGGTCTAGTAATTTATATTGAAAACCACACCTATCGCAAAGAGCGATTGCAAATTTAGCGCTTGCGTAAGCCATTTTATAATCCTGCTATATAAGGTCTAATTCTAAAAGATGCTCTGTCTTCATCTTGAGACATGGCTCTTTGAAATTCTTCTTCATATGATTGTTTTAATAAAGCAGATCTATCTGGAGCTCTTTTCATAGAAATGTAATAAGCCAATCCAGCAGCAAAACAAGGGTAAAATCTAAACGGCATATCCATTGTATTCGTTGCTTTATCTGCATCATCCATTCTTACAATTTTATTAAAAACCAATACGTCTGTAGAGTTTTCTGGGGCTGGCCATACTTTTATAGCTGGCGTTGATAATTTATCAAAAAAGAATTGAGAAGGCCTTGCTTTGGTTGTTTTGTTTGGAATATTAATATATTGGCTTCTGCTCAAGCGATCCATAGAAATATCTGTTTCAGTTGAATTAACAGTACGCCTAACAACCATATCTAATATATCAATTACATTAGAATTTAAAGAATAACTACTTGTTCCTTCTGTAACAGTTTGCGTTGCTTGCTCTATTGTCCATTGGTTTAAACCGCGATTAGCCCACTCAGCTAACATTAAATTGATTGATCTTCTAGCTGTTTTTAGGTCATAACCAGTTCTAAGTTCTAGGCCGCATCTTTCAAATGCTTCCTCTACAAACTCAGCTACGTTTGGCTCAAAATCTGTACTGCTTGACGTTGCCATTATTTTTTACGCTTTGTTGTTTTAAGACTTTTTTCAATAATTTTTGCTTGTGCAAGATGAGATTTAGAAGCTTTTTTTAATGCACTAACTAATTTTCTTTTTTGTGCAACTGTTAGTTCTGCCATTATTCCTCCGTATCGTTATACAAGTTATCAAAAACTCTATTGACATCTAAGGTATAGTCTAAATCAGATTTTGAATAATGTATATGTGCAGATGGCCTAAAGTCTGGAGCACCGCTACCTGTTTCAAACCAAGCTGGGTGCGTTACCCTAACTCTATTGTTAGGCAAAGCAACAATATTTCCTGTCCATTTACCTGCATCTAACAATTCTAGTACGTGACTTTGTTTATGTTGGGCGGGATCATCTGCTATTTCATTTTCGGCATAATCTACTGTAAACATGTATTTAGCAGGAAAAAATTGACCATCTATCTTTGCCATCCAAGGACATGGTGTTGCTCTATCAATTACATAAACTGCATGTGTATGCGAAGAACAATCCCAAGGTTGAGCATCATGGACAGCCATTGGTTCTGGCCACTCTTCAAAAGGAGTATCCCCAACCAAAGCTGTAATAGGCATACGAGCCCACATAGCTCCACCGTGAACTGTGTCTTCTGGTTCTCCTTCCGCTTCTATACCTGTAAAAATCATTTGAAAACTTAAACACCTGCAAGGCATGGTCGTAACGCCAACTGCCATAGCGTGCAGAAATTCACCATGATATTTACCGTGGTTATGGGTGTACTCTCTCCTTACCCAGCATTTAAAATGGGGTATATTGCTATACAAATAAGGCACTATTTACTTGCCTTTCCGCCCTTTTTGTACCCCTTGGATTTCATTGGGCCGCCATTACGCATACCCTTAGATTTCATTAGACCGCCGTTACGCATACCTTTGGTTTTTTTCTTTTCTGCAACTCCGCCATATTGCATTTTCACGCCTTTTTTTGCGGGTTTTTTAGATTTTCCACCATTTGCATACATTTTGCTAGTTTTTCTAAACATTATTACTCCTAATATTCTTTAGTTTTTTTTCTTCGATTGTTCATTACTTTACCACAACCTCTTGCTATATAAATACTTATAGGACCGCCTTTTGCTTTTTTTGTCCTACCATCTTTCCAGCTAATTCTTTTAGAGCTGGTTTTCTTTTTGGCTGCTGATGTACATTGAGCTTTTGTTGGTCTACAGGCAGGATAACTTCTGCGTTTTTCACCTTTTTTTCTACCGCAAGGCTTACCTGTTTTACAGTCCACCCATCCTGTACCATCATTTTTAGAAAACCAATCTCTAAGTGTTTCTTTTTTAGCCATTAGCTTAATTTGGTTTTTGTTCTTTTGCCTGGAAGTATATTTTTAAAACCTCTTGCTTTAACAAATGTTACTTCGCCACCAGCTGATTTTTTTGTTCTTTTCTTGCTATTGCCGTAATTAGCTGCGCCAACTTTTCTGCATTGGACTAATCTGCCACTAGCATATGCGCTAGGCCAAACTTCCGCACTACGCTTTACTTTATGATAACAAGCATCTTTTTTTCCACTAGCCATTTAACATTTCCACCTTCGTCTTGCTTGACGTATTCTTGAATTAGGATCATTTCTTGTTTTGGCTGAACTACGTTTAAGTTGTCCAAGCGATCTAGCGCAATATGATTTGCGTCTTTTAGCAGCTTTACTGCCTTTTTTAACTTTGCCTGTTACAGCTGTTTTTAATTTAGATCCAGGGTTAGCTTTACGATAGGCTCTTACACCTTTCGCAGTCATCCCTGCGCCTTTTTTTGTAGGCCTATAGTTAGCTTTCTTACCCTTGGTAGTTCTGCGAATTGGCTTTGCCGCTTTGCGAGCCATTCATTAATAGGTTTTATTCAAAACCAATATTATTGAATAAGTGTCACCACTAGAATGTCCAACGGTTGTTAGATCAATATCTCCAGTAATACCACTACCAGCGTTATTAGGAATGGCACCAAATAAGTCATAATACTCATCTCCTGTAGAGTCAGCAGGTAACCCTGTTAACAAAACATTAGTTGAAGCATCAAACTCAAGGTTAACTCCCATTCCTCTTGTAGCCCAATAAATTCGAGCAACTGAAACTCTAGTACAAGCTTCGCCCAAGCTATTAGCGTTTAAAGCTGATACATCAACTTTTTTTACCGCACTTTCACCTGAACCGTCAGAAACGTTAGTAAATTTCAAGACGGCAATTCTCTCGCCGTCTTGAATTGTTTGAGATGTGACTACATCAGCCATAATTTACCCCTATTAAGATTGGTCGGTAAATGCTGGAGCGTCTGCACCTTCTTGGTTACCCCAAATGTACCAGTTAGTTGAATCTTTAGCTAAGATATTAATTTCAAATAAACCAAAATCAGTTAAAGTAAGAATGGAGTTTGAGTTACCATCAGCGTAAACAGAAACATTATCTGCATTAGAATCTAAATGTATAATTCCACCTAAGAAGAAATTAGTGTCTGAGCCTGTATCAATAATAAGGTTTTCTGTTTCTTCTGCTGCACCACCATAAACAAATTTAAAGTAAACGCCAGCAGAGGGACTTGGTAATGTAAGAGTTCTATTGCCTGAAAGAGCTGGAACTACATTAGTACGGCCACCATTTGCTGTTGCTGTTAGTGTTGTATCTGCGTCAGTTAAAGCTACAGGTGCAACCTTCATACCATCACCATCTAAAGTAAATTCAGTAGTAATAACACCTGTTGTTGAATTTTTTGAAATGACTGTAAAGCCATTCTCAGACCTAACTGGTCCGTTAAAAGTTGAATTTGCCATAATTTCCTCCTACGGAAAAAATCTATCGTCTTGGCTTGTCTGCTAGGTCAGTCGATAGATAGGTTAACAATCCTAGTTATTTGATTGTATATGAATGTATTGATAAATGAAAGAATTAAAGTTCTTGAGGAAAATTTTCTTTAGATTTTAAAATTTCTTTTCTACACTCAAATAAGGCTTGATAAGACTTTTTGATTGCTGGATCTTTGCCAAACTCATCTATCATATCTTTACCAATCATTTCAACCAAAGCAATAACAGTTGTCATTCTACCATCTATATCTTTTATTTTTTGAATGTCTTTTGCTGTCATTGTTGATTCTTTTTTTTGTCTAATATTATAACCATCTAGCCAGTTTTTTACATTAATTAATTTTTTGCTGAAATCAGGATAAGTTTCCCAGTCTCTTATTTCTTCTATATCTCGGCCGCAACCTTGACATCTTTCGTCAAAGGGAGCCATTGACGTTGAGCAACGTCCATTGCAGGGTGAGTTAGCTAGGCTAATACTCATATGTAAACCAGTATTCATATATATACCTCGGTTTACTTAAATTCTACATCAAGAATCACGCTAAAGGTAGCTTTTTGTAGATTTTATTAAAAAAAAAGGGAGCCGAAGCTCCCTTTACCAAAAAAATTTGGATTATATACCTTCAGAAGCGTAAACAGCTCTCCAGTTAGAAAATCCAAATGAGTATCTTTCTCTAGCTTTGTAACGCATGTTACCAGTATCGAAATCGCCTTCTAAGGCTGTAGTCATTGGACTTCTTTGGAAATGTTTAAATCCATCAGGACAGTCTGTTTTTAAGAACCAAGCATCTGTATCAGTTAGATAATGGTTAACAACATATCCTTGAGGGATCATACCCATATTCTTCATAGCATTTACGTCATTGTCAGATGTACCTGGACGGCCATTGCTTTGCAATAGTCTGTCAGCAACGAATTGTAACGCTGGTGGAATAATTAACTTTTGCGCTTGAAGAGCAATTGTCAAATTTCTGTCATCAACTAAAGTTGAAACATTAATAAGAGCATCTTCTAATGAAGTCTCATTCAAGTCGGCATAAGTTGAAGGTCTGTTACTGGAAGTTCCACCGCCACCGAGAGGGTGAGCGTTAGAAACGAGAGGTTGCCCATCTCCACCAGTAAAGCTACTATCGAACGCATTGTTCAATGTTGCAGCAGCTTTAACCTGTTTGGTATTCGCCATAGATCTAGCCAAGGCTTTTGTATACCTTGAACCAAGTCTATCGTAAAGATTATCTTCAACTGCTTCTTCTGTAAGTGCAAAAGCTAAAGCAACAGTTTCGTGGCTGTAACGAGAAGTATAACCTTCAGTAGCGCTATCAAACGATACCCCAGCTCCTTCTTGTTTTGTTTGGGCATTCCCAAAGCCAACGATCATTACTTCTTCTTCAAACGCTCTGTCGGAAGACTCAGTTTCGTAAATTTCTTCGTGTTCAGAATCATAACGAGCATATTCCATCCCAAAAAGGGCATTCAATCCTGGTTCTAATTCTTTCGCTAATTGAGCTCTATTTATAGCCATGATTTACTCCTATTATGCTAGACCTGCGCCTTTTTGACCGCAGATATGATTTTGAATAACAACTAAAACATTTGTGTTCGCCGAAGCAATATCTGAATTATCAGGATCTTCTGATATATCAATTGCTTTAAGCGGTAACCCAGCTGTTGTAGCACCCGTTGTGACGTCTAATTCCGCACCTGAAAGTCCTGACTGAGTGCTTGAACTGTTTGTATAAACAATATCAAAATTTCCGAATAGATCAGCTATTGGGAAAGTGTCATCAGCTTGGATTTCAAATACAACATTAGGATCGTCCACTATAAAAGCGATAATATCCGAAGCATTTGTGCTTGCTGGATAATATGCGCTAAATACTTGCTCGCCCGAAGTAGGATCGGTGTACTGACATCCCATAAAAACTCCCACAATAGGAACAGTTCCGCCGTCAGCGTGTATTTCTACAGTACCACCAGTAACTTGCATTACCATGTCTCCTGTATAAATAGCTGTTCCGTAATTTGCAGCAATTCTATAGCGACTAGTACCACCAGTCCAAGGTGAGCCACCCATCATTTTGACAGGCCTCATACCAAATGAAGCATCTTTATTTGCCATTTTATTTACCTTTAATTAAAAATTACGTTTAGTGAGAAAAAAATTAACTTCTTTTACCACCGCCAAAAGTTACGCTTGAGGTTCTCTGAGGTTTTAACATCGGAGAACTTGGATCAGATTCCTTCATCAAATCATTATCAATCGCATCTTGTTGCGATTTTGCACGGTCAGCAAAGTAGGCGTTTCTTTCTTCGCGTGTTTCATTTGGAATCTTAGCCAAAAGCAAACCACCCACAGATACAACACCAGCGTGCTTTCCATCATCAATCGAGGGAAGTTCAAAGTCTCCAATCTCTTCAATTCGCACTAGGTCGAAACCTTCGCGCAATCTAGACATTACATTCTTTTTATCCTCTTGACCGACAACTTCGGCTCTTATCCACCTGTAAGTATAGCCTTCAGGTGATGGTGGTGTCTCCAACATAGATGGGGGACGCCAGGGTTTGCGAGCAGTATCTTTAGCTCGGGTTTCAGCAGAGCGCGGAGCTCTGTTATTTGTTTTTTTATCTTCAGTCATATTGATTACCTTTTAATATGCTTTGCGTATTCTTGAACTGGTACATTTAAACGACGAGCCATTTCGACTTCACTTTTGGTTAGTCTGACTCCTCGTTTTTTACCAGAACTGCTTGATCTTCCAGCAGGTGCAACTGTTTGTTGCATTTTTGCTTGACTCTTAGCTTGTCCACCATCGCTAAACTTATGTGGAAACTCTGTTCTAATACGTTTATCTATCTCATCATAGTACATTGTATCGGAAGGATCAAATCCTTCTTCTTCAATTAATTTTTGATGAATGTTAAAAGCGGCTAAAGTCATTATTTCGTCTTGGCCAAACCACTCGTTTTTTTCTGCCCAACTCTCGGCTGCGGGGTCTGCTTGCGGAGCTGGAGTTTGAACTTGTTGTTGAAATGCTTGTTGATTTAGATCTTGTTGATATACAGGCTGTCTTTCAATTTGCATTCTGTTATTAGCTAACTTACTTTCTTCAACAGTAATCTTGTCAAGAATTTCTTGGGCTTTTGTCACCTTATCCCAGTCTTGTTCTTGATAAGCACCCTTCAAAACTGAGTTGGCTTGAGCTCTTTGAGATTTTAATCTGTTTTCAGCTTCACCATAATAGCTTTGGTTTAATTGAGACGTGTTGGTTTTTAAATTTTCATTTTCAGCTTGTAAGTTTTTTGCATACTCGTAAGCAGATTGAGCTGCACGCTCTTGCTCACGCATTTTTTTAGTTAAAGTAGCAATACGTTTTTGAACACCTTTTGAATAGTTTTCTAGTTCGTCCTGCTCTTCATCTTTTTTTGTTTCTTCGTCAGAAACATTTTCAATTGCGGCATCTGCTTCCTTTTGTTCTTCTTCAGAAACTTCCAGTTCTACAAATTCGCCTTCTTCAATCTGCTCTTCTGAAGCTTGATTGTTTTCTTCTTCTAGCATGAGTCCTCCTCACGTTTACAGCGTGACAATATCATCGGGATCTTGAATCGTCGCGATAACCTCGTCATCGTTAATAATACGGCATTCTGCATCATCGCCTAACTTAAAGCGAGCTCCAGCATACCGACCAATTAGCACCCATTGCTTCTCTTCACACCAAGGTGTGTCTCCAAACTTGTCTTTATCTTTATAGCAGAGCGGACCCATTTTTATAACATAGGCCACAACCGAGGCCAAAGCCTCTCTGTCTACAGATTCTTTTGTTAATACAATTCCGCCTTTAGAAACACCTCTGCCTCTGTAGGGAAGAATTAACATGCGCCATCCAGAAGGATTGGGCATTCTTTCGATAAGAGTTTTGTCTACCAAAGTAGGATCAAGCACTCTTTGTTCTGCGCTGACAAAAGCTTTGTCAACTTCAGAATCGCTTTCTTGTTTTTTGTTTTCAGCTACGTCTTTATCTTTTTCTAATTCAGCAGCTATATGGTCAGGAACCAGCACTTTGTTCTTCGTCATTTTGTTCTATCCTCTCTAGCAACTCCCTAAGTTCTTCTTCTACGTCAACGAGGGAATTGTAACGCCCACGTAGATATTGATAATCTTCAAAAGATTGCACCCCATTGAGTATCTGACTCTGGGTGTCTTCTTTCTTCTCCTTTAGCCGCTTTTGTAATTGGTCAGCTACCCAAATGGTTGACATTAATAAATGCCAGAAAACTTACCGCCGAACTCGGCTGCTCCCATACCTCGAGCTTTGCCCTTACCCATTCCAGGTTTAGAGCTAGCATCTGCTGAAAAAGTTCCTGTCTTTGATTTAGACGGAACAGATCCTTTGTTGCCATATGAAAGTTTGTTTTTTGTTACTTTAATATTTTTAGCCATTTTTTTATCCAAATTGATCGAACTGTTTTAATCCAATATCAATTAATTTTAGTTCTTTTTGTTGGTCAAGTCTATCTTGAGTTGTTTCGTCTTTCATTCTAGCAATATCTCGCTGAGCGTCAATACGTTCTCGATCTATTTGATCTTGTCGATTTTGTTCTTGAGCGCGCATTTCTTCTTTCATTTGAAACTGTTCTTTGTCTTGTTGCAACTCTTGACCTTTGAGTGCTAGCTCTTGTTTTCTAATTGCAACCAACGGATCTTCTTGCGGCGGAGTTGCCACTTGTTGAGCAAACTGAGTCATTAGGTCCGTCATTATAGGCGAGCTAAATTGAGCCAATATATCGTTGGCTTGTTGATTAAGCGCCGCCGCGTCAACAGGTGTGGATTGTTGGGCTTGTTGCTGCAATTGTTGATATTGTTGCATGGCCTCGGGCGGCATCTGTTGTTGCGCGATCATATCAGCTTTCATTTGTAAATGCTGCATGATATGCGAATGTATGTTGGCTTGAATCTGAGCGTTCATTTGAACTGGCTGCATGTTCAACAAGTTAACGTGAGATGCAATATGTGCATCATGGTTTTGTTGAATAAATGCTTGCGCTGTTCCGCCCATTAACAAGGTGCTGTTTTCCATTCCAGATTCAATTGGTTTGGGTTGAGTGTCTGGTGGTGGGGTTAATAAAGAATCAATATTGTCAGTTCCTAACGCAGCATACATCCTGCGATAAGCTTCATGAATACCATTTGGTCCATGAATTTGCGGATTGGATTGAACCAACTGCATCATTTCTTGAGCCATTACAATTCTTTGGCTGGTAGAAAATATATCTGGATTAGAAACAGGAAATACATCTACCCTTTCGTCAAAGTCAGCTTGCTTAATTTCCATTTGACCGCCAGAAACGGAATATGGATAAACAGGCGGTAAACTTTTTGCAAAGATTTTAGCCAATAAATTAAATTCTTTCTTTTGACCTGCATGCAATCGTTTATGAATTGCAGATAAAACTTTGGTTGATTTTTCCAACAAAGCAATCGTAGTTCCTACAGGTGCTTGCGAGTTACCTTCGCCTATATTAATTTCTGCAATAGAGGCAAATCTTTGGCCGCTTTGAACCAATAGACCTAACAAGGATAGCAAAGTTTGGCTTGGTTCTTTAAATGGCAAAGGTTGAATCGCATCTCGTAAAGATCCTGCGGGTGCATCCACGTCTCTAAACTCTCCTGGTTGAATTGGAGAATCTTCATCTCTAATTCTTATACCTCTGGTTTTAAAACCAGCTGGCAAGTTAGCCAAAGTCCCAGCATCAATTAATTGTCTAACAATTGACGTTGAGGCTTTGGATAAACCACCAATCATATGAGTTAAACCAAAGCCATAAAATCCTAAACCTGGCAAGAATTTAAAGTGTACGAAAAATTCAATTTTATTTTTCATCGGATCTTCTTCTTCAAAGTTCCTGCGAATAGATAAAATGTTTTCGCTGTTATTATCAATCGTTACAATATATGGCAACTTAACCTCTGTAAACTCGCCATTTTCATCGGTATCTTCAAACCCTTCAAGATCTAAATTACAATGAATTTCATACAAATGACAAACTTCGCCTGTATCGTAAGATGGCTCAACGCCACTTAATTTATCTTTTTCAGAATCTACGCTAGAACTATTGGTTAAATCGTCGCCACCCTCTACTTTAACGTTTCTGTAAAAACCAATTGCTTGAAGTTTTTTAACTTCATTTTCTGGCATCTTAATTACGTGAGTAATTCTTGGGCAAGATTCTAAATCGGTTGCGTAGTAAGGAACAATTAAATCTTCGGGTGCAACAAATTTAGAAACAGCTCTTTGCAAAGTTTCATCATAATAAACCTTCTTAAAAGCAGAACCTGCTAACGGCAAATAAAACAACATTTGATCTAGGTCTTCGTCGTACTCCTCCATCACGTGAGTTATTTGATAGTTCATAAACTCACGCACACGTTGAGCCTGTTCTTCTATTGCTGAATTGTATTCACCAACAACTTGAGTTTTGACTGGCCCTTGAGCTGGAAGCAATTCTTTATAAGCCTGCGCTTGGAATTGAGTTACAGATTCTCCAAGCAACGGATGAATAACGCCACTTGCGCCCTCAAAAGGCTCAGACCTAGCATCATCAAATTTCATACCTAAATATTTTAAGCCATCGGTATAAGTTTTTTCCCAATCTTCTCTGGCTGATTTATCGTTTTCAACCGCAGTAGTTAATTCAATATAAATTTTATCGAGCTCAGAATCAGAAACAACTTCGGCTAAGTTTTCGCTAAAGCCAACGTCTTCCATTTCTTCTTCGCCACCCAAAATAACTGAACCGTCCTCTTGATACTGAACCCCTTCTTCGTCCAAACCCTCTAAGATTTCAATAATTTCATTATCAATATCTTCGGTTGACCGTTCAGTTGTCATATCTTGCATGTCTTCTACTTCTTGAGCAGGATCGGGTGTTTGTCTTTCTATTGCCATCAGTAATAAACTCTCTGTCTAGGTTCGCGTTCTTCGTCCTCGTAATCACTATCTAAGTTTACAAAACCGCCTTCGCGGAATCGCATCAACGCTTGAGTCATAGTATCACACAAATCATCGTGAGCTCCAAACGGAAATGATGCACATTCTTCAATCATATCTTCGGCAAATGCCATGTTCGGAGCATACACCATACCAGATTCAAAGATGGGAGCAACCGAGTGCATTCTGGTTGTTTTATCATGGCCTCTGGTCGGCGAATAATTTACCACAGGTATGCCCATTCTTCTAAGTTCATGGGTGAGTGGCGTACCACTTGCCTTGGCTTCAATTAACACCATATCGGTTTCCCAGTATTGATACTCTCGCATCGCTATTTCTTTGAGTTCTGGAAAGTCCCACCTGCCTTTTTGACAATCCAATAACATGACGCAATCGGGCGAATCTTCGCTGGGTCTAAATACACCCCAAGTTGAGATGGCTGAAAAGTCAGCCGTTTCTTTTTTAGAAAACGCCGTATCGTAAGACTGCATAATATATTGAACAGAGGGTAAAGAATCATGTTTCCATCTTTGCCACCAATCGCGTTTGATAATCGAACCCTCTTCAGCAGTCGGCGTTTGCATCCATTGAGCATTCCATTTACCACCTGGCAAAGATGCCTTAACTTTAAGTAATTCATCCAACGCCCAATACTCAGGCCAAAGAGGCTTTTCAGTATCTGGGAAAATAGCAGGGAACTCTATTACTTCCCATTGGTCAGCCAAAGGTTCTTTCTGCGCTTCTAGCAACTTGGCTGTCAAGTCAATCGAAGACCAGCGCGTCATCACTATTACAATTGCACCTTTAGGTTGCAAACGCTGGCGAGGTCCAGAGGTGTACCACTCGTAGGCAGACTCTAACGCATTTGGCGAAAGTGCATCCTGTTCAGAATGCGGATCGTCGATGATTAACAGATCCGCACCCCGCCCAGTTACAGCACCACCCACACCCGCTGCAAAATACTCGCCACCTTTATTAGTCTCCCAACGTCCTGCTGATTTGTTATCAGCCTGCAAACTGACGTCGGGAAAAACTTGTTTGTATTCTTTTTGATCCATCAAGTTACGCACCTTACGACCGAACCTAACGGCGAGCTCACCCGTATGGGTCGTCTCCATTATCTTCATTTTAGGTTTGAGTCCCATCACCCAAGACGGAAAGAAGGTCGAAGCGAACTCACTCTTGGTATGTCGAGGCGGCATGTTAACGATCAAACGATTGATTTCACCTCGAGCAACTTGCTCTAGCTTTTCGGCGAATATCTGATGATGGCGACCGCAGACAAACTCTGGCCACATGTGATTGACGTAACTCAAAAAAGATTCTTGACACTCATCTTGCGTTGAGTAACCGTCTTGCTTTTCTAAAAGCAGCAGGGCTTCTTTGAGTTCAGCCTCTGTAAGTTTGGAAAAATCCATTTATTTACTTTGGTATATTTTTCTAATTTTTTCTTCTATATCATTCAGCTGTTGCTGAAATCTTTTACCGCTTTTAATCGCAGCGTTCATCATATAAGTGCCTTGGTCAATAGCGTCGGGATCGGTCTTAGATGCTAAGTCTTGACCGCGCTCGTAATTAAATTTTTGTTTATCTATTAATTGTTTAAATTTATTTCTTTTAGCAAACAAAGGCTTGAGTTGCATTTTAACTGGAGTAGAAATAACTTTTAATTTTTTGGTTGGATCAGCCATCATCATCGCAAACTCATCCAGCGGATTAGGTTTGTATCTTTCCATTATTGGATTGAATGGTTCGATAGTACCTAAATCGAAAGTGCTTGGGGGAGCCTCAGTTACAGGTGCTGATTGGGTAAGCATGTCAAGCGCTGATTGCAAGTAGCTTACCTCGTCGCCTGTTGCTTTATTGGTTCTTGTAGTTGTATAGCTGATACGATTGTTTGGCAAATATTCCACGTTAACCTCTTCTAAATATTTTTCAAAATCATCTCTTAAATCTTTTATATTATTAAATACTTCATCTGCTATTTTTTCTGGATTTTTTAAATTAAACCTAGAAGCTCTAAACCTTATCTCTTCTTTTAATTCTTTGTTTTTTGAATAATCATCTGCATCATATTCGTAAGAATGTGCAACGGCTTCATTTATTAAAGGCGTTAATATTCTGCCTCTTTCGCCTGATAATGATTTAGCCTTTTTTTTCAAATAAGGACTGTTGTAAAAACTTCTTATCCAACCGCTTTTATCAGCTGATCTATGAACAAATTCATGTTTTTGAGTGCTTTCTGGAGTATGCGGAGTTAAACCTGTACCTTCATATATATCTGATATGTCTTTATAAACAATAGATCCTAAACCATCTTCGCTTGCTCTATATCTTCCAGGATTTTCTATATTAAACAGTTCTTTTTTTCCACCCATTCCTAATTCTGTTGTTGACAATATTTGACCGCTGCCTTCTGCTGGAAAAGGGCGCATGCCATATTTGTCAATTAGGGGGTTGCCTGTAGTTTTAAAAAATCTAGGGTCTGTATAACCCTCACCACTCATCGAGCTCATTTGAGCTTCTTTTGATACTAGCCTATTTTTTCTAATAAAATTTTCTAATTCTGCAAGTCTTTTTCTGTATTCAGTTGATCTTGAAGGTCTTGACGGACCTTTAGAAAACTTTCCCATTGCTAAGCTAGCTGTTCTAGTTCTGCTCCGATACCGTCTTGAGGCATCGCTTCGGCTTCTGCCATCTCAGCTACAAGTTGAAGGACAGTACCAATATCTTCATCGTCGAGCCCTTGCTCTCTAAGGAACATCATTACCTCTTCTTCACTTGCGCCTTGCTGAATCATTTGAACAACCATTGTTACAAGCTGATCGATCATCTCCATTTCTGGAGCCATCTGCTCTAGGTCTTCCATAGCTCCAGATTCTTCAGAATCCATACCGCCTAACATGGCATCTATTTCATTTTCTTGAGTCATCATTTCGCCTCCCTCGGCTTTAAGTTGAACTCCTCGTCCCTTTAATATATCTGCTTGAGTAACCTTACCATCGCCTGTTAGGTCGGGGAAGTCGCCGCCGCCTGCTAGTTGGGGTCTAAGTCTTTTTCTTTCTTCTATAGAAATTTTATTAAATGGATAGTTGTAAGGATTGCTTCTGTACTCTTCTTCTAAAGCAGGACGTCTTTCTTCTTCAATTTTTTCTCTTGCTGCTTTTGCGTCAGGATCAAAAGGAAGATTATAAGGATTTTCGTCAATCATTTTTTGTCGCGCCATTTCCATTTGTATCTCTGCCATTCTTTTTTGTATAGCATTTATTTCAGCAGATGTCTCAACAATAGTTTGAAGATCGTTATAAGATCTATCCATTTCTAATTGTTTTTGTAAGTTTTCAAGTTGAGATTGCAAGCTAAATAATTCTTGCTCGGGTGAAACTTCGTCACCTGCTTGCATCATCATACGTGGCTCAGCTGGAAAGTCTTGTTGTAAAGTTCTGCCCGCCATCATTCCAACAGGTGCAACTTCTGGAAGATCTTGAGTCATCGGCATATCAGTTGGAACTTGTAAGTTTGTTAAATCCATTTGAGAAAAGTCAGGCATGTTGCTGAAATCCATATCGCCGATAGGTTGACCAAAGATGGTTGGGTTGAAAGAAGGTGCGTTACTGACTGGCATTCTTTCTGCTCTTGGTATAGGTTGAGGTGTCCCAATCATTCTAAAAGAGGGATTGTCAAAAGCAATCGCATCAAGGTTTTTATTTGGCCTCTTATAACCGATTTGATCCCCAAAATCCATACTTGGCATTCTTGGCATACCCATATCGCGTTGTTCTTTTAACCTGCGGATGAGATTGCGTAAATTTCCAAAACCTCCGCGTCTTGGCATCTCGCCTCTAAAGCGCATGTCTCCTATCATACCTGGACGTCTTGGCATCCTAGATACTCTCTTACGCATTTTGTTTCTTATCTTACTTAAAAATCCCATATCGTTTCCTCGGTTGACTTATTCTAACATCCAAAAGTTTAAAAAGTATAGAAAAATTTTGGGGGGTATGGGTACCCTTTTGTTTATTTGGTTTTGATCTGGGGAAAAAGTGTGGATAACTTTTTTGTCTGAGGATTTTTTTTGGCTGGAAAAAATTTTTTTAGGTGCAGGCAAAGTAAAGATCTTGGAGAAGATAGATTGAACGAAGTGCAAAAATACCTTACCTGCATACGAATCATATCTGACGGATATAAAAAAGGCAATCTTTAGATATGAGAGTTTGAGTATGTGTTTTATTGTCCTCTTTACTGCGCTGAGGAGTCCCAATATACAATATGGGGTGTGGCCCAATTCCGTTTTGGCCTCGATCTTGGCCTTTTCGAGCTCGATAGAGTCCCTAAAATGGCCAACAAGGTCCTCTGAAACCCGCTGATAGCAAGGGATACAGCGATTTGCTGCGGCCACTTTTCTTCCAGGTGGATCTAACGCTCGGCCTGGACTGTAGGAATGCGGCCTGGGCGACAATTATTTGGGCCAAGAAGATCCAGTAGGGCCTGTAATTCTAGGCCTAGATATTACGAATAGTTAGCGGCTGCGCAGCTGCAAAAAGCTAATAACTCGTAATCAAACCCGATCCCGATCTGCGGGCAAAAAAAAGGGGGCTTGCGCCCCCAGTCCCCCAGTTATTTGTTTAGCCTAGATCTCCGCTCATCATTTGATCGGCTTCTTCTTCCAAGAGATCCATATGCCTATCGCCTACCGATCCCCCGCAGCAAGCCAAGAAGATCTCAGCGTCGAAGTTCCAGTTCTCAGATCCAAAGTATTCAACCAGCCCAGCAAGTACAGCTCGAGTGTCGAGAACATCTTGACCGCCATATCCTCGGCGCGAGCTGTCGATCACTTTGGCGATAGCGTTGAAGTCTTTTCTTGATACGCTCATTTCAACACCTCATCCTCGACGATCTTCACATCTAGATCTGACATCTTATTGTTCTGCAAAAGCATATGAATCAATCTAGGCTCAGCTTGAATCAGCTTCCTTAGATAATGAGGATCGCAGCTGGCGACGTGATACGCCAAGCCTTCGAGGTTGCCCTCTGCCATTCTGCGAGCAATCATTTCAGATCTAGTCGAAGCAACGCCCCTATCAATCAGAGAACAGCGGAAGTATTCCTCTAAGGTGAAGTCAGTAGATGAGATCTCAGTCTCAATACAATCCCTCATACTGGACGCTAGTGCGTCCAGTAGATCGGTTCTGTCTGCGGTATACATTTAAGCCACCTCTTTAGATTCTTTAGCCACTTTTTTTTCAGCTGCCTTGATAGTATTTCTCAGCATCCTAGTAGAAAACTTGGCTCGGCTCTCAACAATAATATGACGACCGCTAAACTTCGCCCCTATTAATCGCTGCAACATATCTATATCCATCCAAGGCTCACCGTCTCCGTCGTTGCCAAGGGCTAATATAGAAGTGTCCTGCATTCGCAGTCTCGCATAGACTTCGAGATAGTTCTTTTCAGTTATCTCATCCATACCAATCGCCATCATATAGCTGCCTATCCAATACTGAAGGCCGTTGAGATTTTCTCGGCTTTCCTTATCCGTCTCGCGGATATTACTAAAGTCTACAGTAAAGCTCATATTACACCCCCCATAGAATGTCTTGAGTTCGCAGCTGAAACGCTTGCAGATCCTCGCCTTCTAAACTATCGACTGTTACTTGGTCGATCACTTTGCCTTGCGACACATTCCACATATGGCAGGAATGAGTGCCGTTAGGGTTAGACCAAAAGCTACGGCGAACGCCGTTCACTTCCATTTCGTCGCCTTGGATCATTTGATCCTTAACGATATGACGATATTTTTTATTAGAGCCCACTCGTCTTGAGGGCTCAAAAAGTTGGTTTAATTTATCCATTACTTTCTCCAATTTACAGGCTCGCAAAAGTGTCCGCCTTGGTAGAATTATCTCAAATAAGAGACAAATTGTAAAATCTAATTAGCTGCGGATCTATCGCAAGCGGCGGTCTTATATTAAGGGGATCTGCGGATCTCCCAGCTGAGCCAGCGGCGGCCAGCAAAAAAAATTTATTTATATATGTATATATATATGTATGACCTACCCTATATAGCCCAGCATTTTTAAGCAAAACCCGAACCCGAACCCGAAACCCTAGCCCGAACCCGAACCGCCTTAGAGCGTCAAGGCTAAGCCCAAGCCCGAACCCGAACAAATACAAGGGGAAACCCGAAACTTTTAAAAGGGAAAGCCGAGGAACAAGGGAAATGCTATTTTTTAATCTATATATCCTAGCCTATAGAATAGGCATACATACAAGCGTTGACGCTAGGTACAAAAAAAGGGGTCAAAAATGACCCCTTAAACTATTGGAGATAGTTTTAAATATTGGCAATTAAATCAAAGTGGTTGTCCTCGTCATACTCCTCATACCAGCTATAAAACAAATCGGTTTCTATCTCGAATATTTTATAATCGGTATAACCACCCCTAACATCTGCCCCATTATGGACGGATAGGGCAATAATATTTGAATCGTAAGTATCACCCAAAGTTATAAATTGTAGCGTTTGAGTTAAGCTAGATTCACCATTATAGGTATTTATAATATGAGTATCTAAGTTATATCTCTCGGACATATACTCCTCAATATCAGACATACAATTAAGTGATCTGCCCTCGGGATTATCTGCCCAGTGGTATTGATCTTGTTCTATCCACTCAACAAGGTCTGCATTTTCATTCGGCAAGTAAATGCAAGAATCTGCCAAATGGTGAAAAGTAGATTTTTCATAATATGGATAATTGCTATCTTGATCTAACAATATTAGGCGTGGCTCATTCTCAAAATCTTTTAAGGATTTCTTTTGATTTATTTGCCAGTGGCGTCCGTCGTCTTGTCCACTATCCAGCATATTTTTGCCAGTAGACTCGGTTAACATTTCATAAATAATTTCGTTAGTTCTACTCACTTTCCACCCCCTCTAAATTAAGGTCATTAAATTTAACATCATCAACAAATAACAATTTATCTTTCCACCCTTTAACAGTAAGAGTGATATATTTTTTAAATTCCATATGATCTTCTAAACCTTTATGTCTGCTTGGCATATCGGAACAATGAATTGTTATATTGACTGTATCGCAATCGGAACTTTGATATTCTGGATTATTGGTTATTGCCTTATCATGTTCAATAGTAATATGAGTGGCATTATCAATGGTTATATTATCGCCAAAGTAAGTATTTAAATTTATATCTTTAAGGCTCATTATTTCACCTTATCTAAAATTTTAGCTACTCTTTCAAGATCGCCAAGGGATAATTTATTAATAGCGTCAGTATTAACTAATCTGCCGTCTTGCCAAGCGTTTAAATTATTCCTATCGGCTAATTCATTCCTTGCAAAATTTGATAATTCGCTATTGTTTCCTTTTCGCTCATCAACAAAATTCTGCAAAGTTTGATTATTCATTTCAAGCACTTTTGATTTGGCTTGATCTAAAGTCATACTATTATTCATATTTTATTTTCCTATAAATGCCCTATCGGGTAAGTTCATTATACATATATTTTCTACAAATAGTAGACAATAATTAATTATTTCTATACTATTAATAAATAACAAATTTATTACCAGCTTGGAGACTGAAATAAAAATGAATATTGAACAAAAAATAATAGAGCAAATTTTTGACACTCTAATGAAAAATGACAAGTACCCCGATCATTTCAATTTTGCTGGTGATCTTAGATACGACCATTGGCTAGATACAAAACCCGACAACCCGACGATTAGTTTAGTTGTTGAGAAAGCTGGACGCCCAACGACTTACAAAATTTCAATTAACGAGGTAAAAAATGAAATCATTACTTAGAACAATCTTAGACGAGTGCGAAAAAAATAAACTCATGTATCGAGCCAATGCTTATGATCTCTGGAACAATGGATGCGAAGATATGATTGAGCCTTGGGGGTATGACTTCAAAGCTTTAGCCGAAACTATGCAGGCTTTCGAGTTAGACGAACGCCTTGGTAATATCCAAATTATCCCCGAGAGCCAAGTAAAAACTCATGCCGAACTTATAAAAGAAATCAGATTCAATGCTTTAGAAAATTGTTTTTCAGAGTATGAGGAACATTTTAAAAAATGTAGTGAAGATGATCTTATCCAAGAGTTCCCCGACGAATACTACTCTGGTCATATGTGGATTATGTGGACAAATTACGGGGGCAACGAACACCTAGATTGTTTTACCGATTGGACAACAAGTCTGGACAAATACTTTGATGTAAGCAAGTTAACCAATGAATGGGAAGATGAGTACAACAAATTCAGATTGGGATTGATCTAATGAAACCTAAAAAAACAATAACAGTAAAATTAAATTATCATTTTGTTGATTGGATAGTTCAAGAATATTCAGCAAGTGAATTAGTAGATGCTTTAAAAGGAGAAAATTCTATTGAAGATTTTGCGATTAGTATTATGGGAGATTTTATATATATCGAACATATTAATAATTGGGAAGAAATAAAACCTAAGTTAAACGAATCTTATTATAACGGACGCTATGAATTTGTAAGTAAAGACAAAGGTGTTCCTTTTGGTGATTGGTGTGAAGAAAAAGATGAGTTTGTTCCTTTTTCCGAAACTGATAAATACCAAATTTTTTATATCGTTGAGGAGAAGGCCAAATGATTATTTTTACAGTCAATACCCAAGACGGGGAAAACATATATACAGAGTGGAGTTATTACCAAAATTACACCTCAAAACAATACGAGGACGGAAAAATAACAGATGCAGATTTGCTATCTGAATTTTGCGGGACTGAATTTACAGATGATGATTTGTTTGACAAAGATGACCCGAAACATGATTACAAATATTGGAATAATGATACATCTTTAGTTTGGATTGATTCAGTTAAAGAAATAACCCCAGAACATTTAGAAATAATCCAGAGGTACTTATGAAAATAAAATTATATGTTGTTGAGAAATTCTATTACCAAATAGAAATGAAAGATGTTGAGGATTTTGAAGATGCTCAAGAAAAGTTTTACGACGATTCTCAAAAAATAATGCAAGAGCAAGTTCCAGATAGATCAGATTGGAATGATTATGTTATAGAAGTTTACGATAGAGATTATCAAGAATGGGAGAGAACTTAATATGTGCGAAGTAATAGAAACAATAAAAACCAAGAACTATGTTGCAGAAATTATCAATGACGAGGACTGCTATAACCCTAGAAAAGATTACAGTAGTTTAGGAACGCTAATAGCATTTCATTCTCGGTATGATTTATCCGACAACGACAATTGGGATAAAGAAGAATTAATATCTTATGTAGAGCAAGATGATGTCTTAGCCTTGCCCGTATATATGTATGAGCATTCCCAAATATCACTTTCAACAAATGCATTTTCTTGCAAATGGGATAGTGGTCAAATAGGTTATATCTTTGTTTCTTACGAAGATATTATCAAAGAATACGGAAATCTTGATATTGAAACTGCTACCAAGGTTCTTGAGTATGAAATCAAAGAATATTCCCTATACCTTAACGGGGAATGTTATGGCTACATTATTTATGCAAGGGACAAATATGACACTTTATTACTTGATTCCCAAGATCATCTAGAGTCTTGTTTTGGATTTATAGGCAGGGATTATGTAGAAGAAGAAGCCAAATACATTCTCAAAGACTTAGAGCAAGAGGAGAGAACTTAATGGATATCGGCGACCTATGTGTCCATTGTAGACAAGACACCTCGTTTGGAAGTGGTAGGTTTGTTAACAGATACCCAGTCTTTGGATTGGAAAATCTAGATACAGGACAAGAAGAAAATGGCTATTGCTGTGCTGAATGTGAAGAAAAGTTTTATGCAGATAACCCGATAGAGGAGACCGAAGATGAAAACATTTAAAGTAATTACGAAGTGGACAGGCTATTCAGAAATAACTGTTCAAGCTGAAACCGAAGAACAGGCTTTTGATTTAGTTGAGGAGAAAAACTACGATCCTAACAAAGAAGTCTTAACAGGCAGCGGACTTGATTATGGTTATGAAGATGAAGAAATTGTTGAAGTCAATGAAATTCAGGAGAACGAAAATGAGTAATAGACTAGTGGGATTTTTACAAGATGACTTAAAAGAAATAGATAATTCTTTTGAAAATATTAAAAATCTTATAGAAAATAAAATTTACTATGAAAATAGAGGTGATGTAGAAAATCATATTGAAAGAATAGATCAATTTATTTCTTATTGGCAACAACATTCAAAAAGTTTAAAGGAGACCGAAGATGAATAAAGCAGAAATGATTGAGAATATAGAAACGATAATTAAAGCCAATAAAGATAATGATAACTGCTCTGTATTTTGGTTAGCAGATATGATTCAAGAAGTAGTTACAAATTGCGATTGTGGAACTAATCCAGATTTAAAGGAGAGCGAAGATGAAAGTTAAAGAAGTAAAAATAAATTGGCAAGAGGAAGGACTAGATACCTATTATAAAAGAATGGGCTATCCAAAAAAAGTATGGAAAGACAACGAGGGTATGCCCTTTGGTATTGCTCTGTTTAATGCTGACGATACTTATTTAGAAGAAGAACTAGATATTGAATGGTTCTCTACTGAAGAAGAACGAGATCAAATGTTTTCGGAGAACGAAGATGAGTAATTATTCATATCAAGAAATTGTAGAGGACGGCATATCTGTTTGTGCGTCTTGCGGTAATGCAAATATTAATTTCAATAAACCCCGACCAAATAAAAACTTAGATATGTCATATTGTTTTGACTGTAGTTATGCCGAGGGAACTATGACTTGTATGCCAGATGACGAATATTTTTATCCAGACGCTCAAATAACTTACAAAAAATTACAGGATACCGAAGATGAGTAAACCAGATTACAACAATATTGCAGTATGGGATTTACTTTTTTATAGATGTGATGATGACGGCAACGAACTCAAAGATGAGAATGGAAAAGTAATTACCTATAGAGCAGAAACAAATTGCGAGTATCTAGCAGAAGGATTAGATATTGACGACCTAGAGGAGAACGAAGATGAATGATTTATTTGATAAGTTTTTAAACAGTTTAAATCTGGAAGATGAGTCCGATTACGAGCTAGCAGAACGTATGGAACAATTTAAAAAGGAGAACGAAGATGAGTAATTTTTTAGAAGTAATTGTTGAGCTTACGACTATACTAATGATTGCGACAATTTTATATATAATGATAACCGAAGATGAGGACTAATCCTCGTCCTCGTCTTTTGCTTCCTCTGGTATAGGTCTGGCCTTCTTAGATTTCTTGACAATGGTTTCTTCAACAATTTCCCCGACTTCTATTTCCCCCGATCCCGACAAATCCTCAATTTCGATTCCCGACTTATGTTCTATAGCCTGCTTACCTAACAGATCTGCTAGCCTTCTTTCTACCTCGCCCCGACTCATTTGATCTACCTTCCCATGCAATACTTCCCGACGATCAACAATAAGGCCCCCGACTTTTAAAAGTAAATTCTGCGCGTTAATCGCCGCTGTAAAATTACCTGCACTCCAGGCATCATCTCTAAGCTTATACAAATCCTCAACTGCGCCCTCATGCGTAAGCTCAAATTTCTTTTTCGCTTCCGCCATCAATCTTTCATACTCTCGATACACATGCTGATATTTGCCGTTAGGCCCCATGTATCTGCTAACAACCTTTGGATTCTTAAAACCTGCCTTCTTTGCAGCTTCCGCAAAAGTCAGCGTAGGATCGTTGACTGCATTCCAAACTAACAAACGCTGACGCTTGGTTAGATTTTTTTCGTTATGATTCATATACTCAACTGGCATATCTTCTGCATCTGCAAGTGTAGGCTCAACCTTCACTTTCTGTCTGATCCTCGATTCGTCCTTGCTCATCTCTCACCTTATAGCTAATTAGCGTTCCGTTAAAATACCTAACTAATTCTACTACATCTGGTCTTTCTAGCAAATCGATAACTTCTGGCGGTAAAACTTCCCGACATTTCTTAACTAATTTATACATATCTTCTCCTACTTTTGTCAGAGCTCTTGACAAAACTCTGACAAAACTATCAGATGCTCTGAAACTACTACTAATACAATAAATAATTATATATATATTATTATATATATACCTATATATATACTTTTGTCATACTTTTCCTTACCCCCCCTTATATTTTACAATTATGAGGGGAATATAAGGGTTATTTAAGGGGTGTCCTGACAATATGACAAAACGCCTAAACCCTACTACTATCACCTTTACAGCTGTCAGAGACTTCTGACACTCTGACAAAACTAAGCCAAATCGCGCGTGATTCGACCCAAAAGGGGGTACTTTTGTCAAAGTTTTCTGACAAAACTATTCGGGATCTTTTTCTTCTGTTAGGAACTCGGGGGTAAAGATAATTTCTTTTTCTAAACCAAACTCTGCGTTGAGGATGTCGTCAATTTTTCTAACGCCTTCTTCGACCGATTGCGCGTAATTGAGAGTTTCGGTTACGCCGTAAGTAAAGATAAGTAAGGCAACAAACTCTGCGTCAGCTCCTCTGGAAATAAAATCTTCAAAGAGTGTATCGAGTCTGCGTCGACCTTCTTCGATGGTTGGTGGGCCTTTCTTCATTTCTACTATCTTCATACCTAAAGTTTATCTTATTATTCTTCATATGGGTATAGCCAGATGGGAGTAGTGTCCCCAACGTAAGATCCAGAGACGTTGTAATCAAAATATTCTATGGCTTCTAGCTCGCTCATGTCGTGATCTTTAATAAGAATATCGATACATTTATTGGCGTCGTAAATTAATCTGTGGCCGCCTGTTGCTATATCGTCAGCCATACCAATAATGGCTTCGTCGAATCCGTCTGCTTTTAACATATTATCTCCAATAAAGGTGAGGTGTGTATCGTTGCAAGACTACACCTCAAAGTCCCTGGAGACGAGGATGAATAAACCTCGTCGCAACTGCACTTCTATTGTTTATACAAGCCGAATGATTGCCTGTTCGCGATTAGCCGTTGCCGTATTTCCAACGGCACTCTTCTTTGTAATCATCCCAGGTCTGTCTAATCATTCCTGGTGAATACAGATAATTGATGTCATACATGCGATCGCAAAACTCTTGAAAGTTATCGCAATCACCTACGACTATCTGAGCATCTGCTTGAATATCGATAAGTAAATCTCCTGTCTTACTCATATCTCCTCCTATATCTTTTTAGTGTAGTTACTACTACTAATTATTTCTGCAAACGCCACGCCGATAACTTTGTGGAGTTTACCCTCTAGCAAGAAAGCCTGTCTTTCAAACTCTTCTTGTTCCTTTGCTGTCATCTGACTCCAATCAACAATGACATCCTCTGGATTTTTAACAACTTGATTGACCCAAGCAATAACCACGTCAGACAATTCATGTTTGACTTTGGTTCTAACTGTAACTTTTTTGCCTTGGTACTCAA